CCGGCAGTGCTCCTGTCGGCGCGGGTGCCCGGGGCGGTAGCTCAGCGGGTTAGAGCAGGGGACTCATAATCCCTCGGTCGCGGGTTCGAGTCCCGCCCGCCCCACAACCAGGGGAAACGCGCTAGATCCAGTTGTTCCGCCGGTAGCACAGCGCCCGTACAGTGAGGTACTGTACGCCCTCATGGAGACCGCGACTAGCCCCGCGATCGACGACATCCGGATGCTCCTCCCGGACTGGCGGCTGCACCTGCGGGCCAAGAACCGCAGCCCGGCCACCATCGCCAGCTACCTGCGGTGCGGGACCAACCTCGCCGACTTCCTGGAGTCGAAGGGCATGCCGACCGCGGTCGGTACGGTGACTCGCGAGCACGTCGAGGCGTTCCTCGCCGACCTGCTCGACCGGCTCAGCCCGGCCACCGCGGCGAAGCACTACCGCAGCCTCCAGCAGTTCTGGAAGTGGCTGGAGGACGACGGCGAGATCACGCGCTCGCCCATGGAACGCATGACGCCGCCGGCCGTACCGGAGCAGCCGGTGCCGATCCTCACCGACGACGAGCTGGCCCGGCTCCTCGCCGCCGCGAAGGGCTCCGGGTTCGAGGAGCGGCGGGACACCGCGATCCTGCGGGTGCTCATCGAGACCGGGGTACGTCTGGGCGAGATCTCTGGACTGGCCGTCGACGACGTGCTGTGGGAGACCCACGATCTGCGGGTGCTCGGCAAGGGCCGCCGCGAGCGCAAGGCCCCGTTCAACGCCAGGACGGCGGACGCGCTGCGCCGCTACCAGCGGGCGCGGGCCAAGCACCCGAAGGCCGCGGGCACCGACGCGCTGTGGCTCGGCCGGCGCGGGGCGATGACCCCGAGCGGGCTCGCGCAGATGCTGGAGCGGCGCGGCGCCCAGGCCGGCGTAGCCGATGTGAACCCGCACCGGTTCCGGCACAGCTTCGCCAACGACTGGCTCGCCTCGGGCGGGCAGGAGACCGACCTGATGCGGTTGGCCGGCTGGCGCTCGCGGCAGATGGTCGGCCGGTACGCGGCCAGCGCCGCGGACGAGCGGGCCCGGGAAGCGCACCACCGCGCGGCGAGAGGAGATCGGCTGTGAGCCAGTTTGAGTCCGGTCCGTTCAACGAGGCGGCGTACCAGGCGCTGGAACGCACTTCGCCGAGGCGCCGGGTGCTCGATGTCGCCTGCCTCAGGAACCACCGGCTGTGTGAGGTCTTCCGGACAGACGCCGGGTTCGTTGTCGTAGGGGACTGCCCCCATTACTTCGTGAAGCGCGAACGGGACGGCGGCGAGGCGTATGACCCTGAGTACGGCGTGTACTCGTGGGAACACGAATCGGAGGCCCGAACCCAGCGCAGCCGCGCGGGAACGGTGTACTGCTTCGTCGATGACCTCGTGCGTCGATGGTGGACTCCGGCGACCGGCAGCGGCCTGGTCTCCCGCGACTACCCCGGAGCGATCCTGCACGAGGTCGATGCAGAGGTGAAGTTCCAGTGCAAGTGCAGCTCCGCGAAGATCGGCGGACTCTGGCTACGGAGGGCGCTGGCGTCCAGCCGACGACGCGTGCCCTACAACGACGTGTGGTCTAGAACCAGATAGAACCGCTGTGCTAACGTCGTCAGTGATCTAACGCGCCCGCGCGCCATCCTTTCTGCCGCGCATTTGTCGACCCTGGGCATCGACTTGGTCCGCCCGTGTCCAAGTTGCCCAGGAGCACCAGGTGGCGTCGCCCCCTCAGCCCAAGCGGCCCATGTCGCCGCAGCAGAAGCTTGCCCGCCAGATCGGCGCCCACGAATCGTGGGCGCGTACCGCCGACCCAGCCGCGCGTACCGCACCAGCGCGCAAGGCTGCCCTGGAGCGCTTCGAGCGCCAGGTCGACCCGGACGGCACCCTCGACCCCGCCGAACGCGCACGTCGGGCGGAGCATGCCAAGCGTGCCTACTTCCTGCGGCTGGCGCTGAAGTCAGCCCAGGCGCGCCGGGCCCGCGCCGGCAAGTCCACGGTGGACGTGGACGGCGGTGCACACGATGCCGCCTAACGAAGAACGAACCGGCCCCCTAGGAGAAGACCGGTCCGACAGCACTGAGCCGATCGTACTGCAGCCGGGTGACATCCCGTGCGACTACTGCGGCCTGGCCGCCGCTGCCGTCTGGTATGTCTCGACCTCCGTCCCCGCGCCGCTGGAGGTCCGGTCGCGGCTGGTCTGCGACCGCCACCTCGCGTCGGCCAAGGCCGTTGTCGGCGACCAAGGCCGGCCCGTCACCGTCACCCCGCTCCGGTGAGCGTCAACGCCGCCATGGCGGCCACCTACGCCCACGCCGGCTGGAAGACCTTCCCGTGCTGGTGGGTCGAAGATGGACAGTGCGTCTGCCCCCGCGGATCGGCGTGCAAGTCCCCCGGCAAGCACCCGCTGTTCGCCCCGGCGCACCCGGCCGACTCACCCGAGCGGACCACCTGCCGGGGCGAATGCGGCAAGGTCGGCCACGGCCTGTACGACGCCACCGCCGACCTGGACGTCCTGGCCCGGTGGTGGGGCCGCTACCCGGCCGCCCACAACGGGCTGCCCGCCGACGGCAACGGGCTCGCCGTCCTCGACGTCGACCCGGGACACGGCGGAGGCGAGTCGTTCATCAAGCTGCGGGACTACACGACCGTCAAGGGCGTCCACATCACCGACACCCTCACCGCCCGCACCGGGTCCGGCGGCCGCCACTTCGTGTACGGCGCGCCCGAGGGCGGCGTCAAGGGCGGCACGAATGTGTTCGGGATCGACATGCCCGGCCTGGACGTACGCGGCCGCGGCCACTACATCATCGTCGCCCCGTCCGGGCACGCGTCCGGCGGCACCTACGAGTGGGTCGACTTCTTCGCCGAGCTGCAGCCGTGGCCCGTCCTGCTGACTCGGCTGATGGAGCCGGCCAAGCCGAAACGCGAGGAGTACCGCGGCCCCGCCCGGCCGCCGAGCGACCAGTACGCGGCAGCCGCGCTGACCAACGAATGCGAGGCCGTGGCCGCCACCGCGCCCGGCGGCCGCAACGACCAGCTCAACCGGTCCGCGTTCAACCTCGGCACCCTGGTCGGCGCCGGCCTCCTCGACAAGATGCTCGTGTGCCGCGAGCTGGCCGCCGCCGCCCGGTCCGCCGGGCTCGGCGAGTCGGAGATCGCCACCACCATCCTGTCCGGCCTACGACAGGGCACGGCCAACCCGCGGGCGGCGCGGGCATGAGCGACGACCCGAACCGGTTCGAGAAGCGCACGGCCACCATCGACGAGGAGGACGCCGCCCAGGCCGACCTGCCCTACGAGCGGCTCCGCGCGGCGCTGCTCGACACCGCCGGGCTCGACACCCTGCCCGAGCCGGAGCCGCTGATCCACGGCGTCCTGCAACGCGACTCCCTTGCGTGGCTCGCCGGCCGCCCCGGGTCGGCGAAGACGTTCGTGGCGCTCGACATGGCCGGCGCGGTCGGCGCCGGCGAGACATGGCAGGGCTACCGCGTCACACAGGGCCCGGTGCTCTACCTGATCGCTGAAGGCGCCCGCGGGATCCGGCCGCGGGTCCGGGCGTGGGAGTCCGCCTCCGGCCGCAAGATGACCGGCGTCACGTTCCTGCCCTTGGCGGTCAAGGCCAGCACCGCCGAATGGCGGGCGCTGTGCCGCATCGCCAAGGAGAGCCGGCCCGCGCTCGTCGTCATCGACACCCAGGCCCGGGTGACCCTCGGCCTGGAGGAGAACTCGGCGAAGGACATGGGGCTGTTCATCGACGAGCTGGAGTCGCTGCGCTGCTCGTGCAGCGCGTGCGTCCTCGTGCTGCACCACACCCCCCGCAACGGCGACAACCTCCGCGGCTCGACCGCGATGGAGGGCGCCGCCACGACGATCATCCGGGTGGAGAAAGAAGGCACCTCCATCACCTTGATCAACGACCCTGAGCGGGGGGGAAAGCAGAAGGACAGCGACACGTTCGACGACATTTCGCTGCGCCTGATTCCGACTGAATCGTCCGCAGTTCTGGCTCTCACGGACCGTCCACATGCGACACACACCGATTCGAAGGCCGTACAGACCATGCTCTCGCGGTGGTGGGAGTTCCATGAGAGCGACGAAGTAAGCGTCGCCGTGCTCATCAAGTCCGGCGCCTGCACCGAAGCAACCTTCCACCGGCACAAGAAAGCCCTGGACAAGGCCGGTCTCATCGTCAAGTCCGGCAAGGGCAACAACGTCCGCTACCGGCTAGTTGCGGAACCACCGTCATGAATGGCTATCACGCGCTATCACGCGCTCTCAGAGAGCCAACCCATAGATGGCTCTTCGCGCTCTCAACTCTCACCCCCCTTTAGGGGTGAGAGCGTGAGAGCCATGGGCGCCCTCGACAGTTAGGAGGATCGATGTCCCGGGACCGCGACACAGCGACCGGCGAACAGCCCAACAAGATCAGTATCACGGTGATGCTCGCCGACCGGACGCTCCCGCTGTTCGGCACCGCCACCGACTGGACAACCGCCCGCGCCTACCTGGCAAGCGCCGAGTTCCACGCGATCGCCGGCCAGGTCCGCTCCGTCACCTTCACCAACCGAGAGAGGTAACACCATGACCACCAGCACCGTCGACAGCCCGACCGTAACCGTCCAGATGAAGAGAGGAGCCGTCGTCACACCCTTCGAAGACGTCGACGACCACCTCGCCATCACCCCCGGTTTCAGCTGGCCCCCCGACGAGAGCGCTGCCCGGTTCACCGGACGCTTCACGCTCACCCACAAGGCGACCGGCCTTCGGATCGGCCCACCAGCGTGCATCGACTGCATCCGCGCCGCCGCCGCCGCCCTCGTGCCGCTCGCCCTCGTCTGGCCGGCCGAGGGCCAGAAGCCCAACTTCCCTGAGGAGCACACAGCCGCGATCCGCAGCGCTTTCGCGCACATAGCGTCGTGCGAGTGCGACGGAACGTGCTACGTGACCCACTGCTCCGACGAGCAGCACCCCTGACAGGAGGCCCGGCCCGGGCGCACCCGTAGAGCGCCCGGGCCACCAGCAGTGTCCACACAGGAGGCGAGCAGTGTCCAGATCGTGGTCGCGGGGCTCCACCAGGGCGTGGCGCCGCCTGCGCGCCCAGGTGCTGTACCGCGACCAGTACCGCTGCAGGGCACACGCCGACGGATGGTGCGCCCGAGTACCCGGACCACACACCTGCACCGGCCGTGCCCCGCTCACCGGCCCCGACGCCGGACACGCCCACCACACCCTCGGCCGCAACGTGACCGGCGACGACCCCCGCCACATCGTGGCGAGCTGCAGCGGGTGCAACGCGCACATCGGCAGCCCCGAAAGTTCACAGCCCGGCATGTCGGACACCCGCCGTCCTGTCCTTTCTCTCCCCCCGGGGGGCGACCTGGTGGTGGCCCGCGCCGAGCTGGCCTGGGATCCGGTACGGCTGGCCGAGTACGAGTGGCTGCGGCCATTCCTGGTGGTCCCCGAGGACGCGGCCCCGCCGCTGGCCATGTCCCTGCCCCCGGAGGATGCCGTCGGGTCGTACGGGGCGGAGGCGATCACCTGGATGGAGGTCGAGCTCGGGATCACTCTGCGGTGGTGGCAGAAGCTGGCGGTCACGCGGCAGCTGGAGCACCGCGGCGACGGGTCGCTGGTGTGGCGGTCGGTGGTGGAGTCGTGCCCGCGGCGAGCCGGGAAGTCGGTGCGGATCCGCGCTGTGGCGCTGTGGCGGATGGACCACGCCGACCTGATCGGCGAGACGCAGACCGTCGTGCACACCGGTAACGACCTGCCGATCTGCCGTGAGATCCAGCGGGGTGCGTGGCGATGGTCCCAGGGCCGGGGCTGGAAGGTGACGCAGGCGAACGGCAAGGAGGCGATCGAGGCCACCGATGGAAGCCGGTGGCTGGTCCGCTCCCAGGACGGCGTGTACGGCTGGGACGCGGGTCTGGCGGTGGTCGACGAGGCGTGGGACGTGAAGCCGGACACGGTCAGCGAGGGCCTGGAGCCGGCGATGCTGGAGCGGCTGTGGGCGCAGTTGCACCTGACTTCGACGGCGCACCGTCGGGCCAGGTCGACGATGAAGCAGCGGATCCGCGAGGCGTTGGTCATCGACGACGGTGAGACGTTGCTGATGCTGTGGGCGGCGGGTGTCGGGACTGTGGCTAACCCGGGTGACCCTGCGGTGTGGCGGGCCGCGTCGCCGCACTGGAGCGAGGATCGGCGGCGGATGATCGCGGCGAAATATGCGGCTGCGCTGGCCGGCGAAACCGATCCGCAGGCCGACGACCCGGACCCGATGCAGGGCTTCTTGGCGCAGTATCTGAACGTGTGGCAGTTGCGGCCGTCCGCTGCGGAGCGTGGTGACCCGGTGCTGGCCGAGGACGAGTGGACCGCGCTGGCCGCCGAGGTTCCGTCCGGGCCTCCCGACGCCGCGGCGGTCGAGTCGTGGTTCGGTGACGGGGTATCGCTGGCGCTGGCGTGGAAGACGGGCGACCAGGTTGCGGTGTCGGTGGAGGACTTGGCGGACCTGTCGGAGGTCCCTGGGGCGTTGGCGGCGGCCGGGTTCAGACGCATGGCGACGGTCGGCGCGAGCCTGCTGGAGGATCCGTCGCTGGCCGGGGTACGTGCACGCAAGGGCCAGGGACGTACGGGGGCAGCGGTGCAGGAGCTGCGGCGGCTGCTGGCGGAGGACGTGGTTCGCCACGACGGGGGCGAGCACCTCACGGACCAGGTGCTGTCGGCGCGGACGATGCCGGGCGCGGACGGGCCGCGAATGGTCTCCACCGGCGCCGCCGACGCGATCAAGGCCGCCGTTTGGGCGATTACGGATTGCCGCCGCCAGCTCCCGCCGCTGGTCGTGTTGACCGTGAACCGCTAATTCCTACTTGTTTATAGGATATGCTGCTGCCTGTGGCATGGTGGAGACGCCGCAGGCGCCCAGCCCAGCAGCCAGCCGACCTGATCAGCATCTCTGATCCGGCGCTTGCCGAATATTTCCGTGTCGGCACCGGCAACTACTCCGGCGTGGCGGTTGGGGAGACCACCGCCCTTGGGCTTTCGGCGTGCTACCGCGCCGTGTCGCTGATCTCCGGCACCATCGCCATGCTGCCCATGTCGACCATCCGCGAAGTCGACGGGATCATCACCCAGATACGGTCAGTGTTCGACGACCCGGGCGGCGTCGTGGGCATGACCCCGTTCGAGTGGAAACAGACCGTCGTCGCGCACCAGCTCTTGCACGGCGACGCCTTCCTGGCCCACGTGTTCAACGTGGGCGGCGGGCTGGCCGGGCTGGTGCCCATCCACCCGTCGGCGGTGCAGGTCGACCCGCCGCCGCGCCGCCCTGCCGGCGAGCTGGAGACCCCGTTCCGCAAGACGTACACGGCGTTTCTGCAGGACGGTTCCCGCCGCGGGTTCACCGACCGCACCATGACGCACTGCCCGGCCCTGTCGATGGACGGGCGCCGCGGCATCGGCCTGATCCAGATCGCCCGAAACGCGTTGGGCATCGCGGTGGCCGGCGACCGGGCCGCCGGCAAAATGTTCTCCGACGGCGCCATGATGTCCGGGCTGGCCACCCCGGAAGAGGGCGAGTCGTGGGGGCCGGACGACGCGAAGGCCATCAAGGCCGATCTGGACCTGAAGACCGCCGGGTGGGAGAACGCCGCCGCCATCGCGGTCATCAACCGCCGGATCAAGCTGCAGAAGTGGCAGATGACCAACGAGGAGGCGCAGTTCCTCGCGTCGCGGCAATTCCAGATCGAAGAGGTCGCCCGGTTCACCGGGGTGCCGCCGCATCTGCTGATGCAGACGGAGAAGCAGACCAGCTGGGGCACCGGGGTGGAGGTGCAGAACCGCGGCCTGTC